TATGCCACCAAACTTACAGGGAATATCATTGTTTCTCCTGACAAAGACATGAGACAGATCCCCGGTAAGCTATACAATCTCGAAGACACCATCACGATCACACCAGAAGAGGGTGCAAAGTGGCATCTGATTCAGACGCTTGCAGGCGATCAGACAGATGGCTACAGTGGCGTTCCCGGGATCGGAGTGAAGAGAGCCACTACTCTTTTCGAGAAAGAAGGCTACAGCTGGGCTACAGTTGTCAAAGCTTTTGAGGACAAAGGGCTTACAGAAGAGGATGCTCTTTGCAATGCAAGGCTAGCCAGAATACTTACAAACGAGGACTATGATTCCCAAAAGCAAGAACCAAGACTCTGGACACCTACGCCCGAGTATGAAATTAACTCTGGAACAGGAGTTCAAATTGAAGTTAGTTGAAGATAAGCTCAGAGAGAGATATGATACAAACAAGGAAGACATAATTACACTCTTCCTTGCTTTACAAAAACAAAACTTTGTACTAACAAACAATCTAAAAAACATAATTAATTTTATTTAAAATGTCTAACTTAATCTCCCGCACTGGACGGGTACAGTCTTGGATCGACGATCCTACATCAAGACTACCTGTATCATGCACAACCTTCGTTGTTGAAGACAGCATGGAAGGGGACAACGGCATCGAAGCTAGCTGGAGATTCGCAAGCCACGCACTCAGATTTGGTGCAGGCTGCGCAATCCACCTATCTAAGCTTAGACCAGCCGGTCATGAAAATGACAAAGGACTTGTGGCTACTGGCCCAGTCAGCTTCGGCAAAATATATTCAGCTCTAAATGAAACCTTGAGAAGAGGTGGAGCTTACAAGAATGGTGCTATCGTATTGCACCTAGACCTATGCCACCCAGACGTGGTAGACTTTATTACAGCTTCCAGAACAGAACTGCCTTGGGTCAAGCGTTGTGTTGACATCGACGATGAGATGTGGAAGTTCGCAGACCAAGACACTAAGGACGCTTTGCTTTATGGAATCAAATCAGGAGACATCTGGCTCAACAAAATCAAATACACAGAGACCGGGGAGCGTATCTATGGAAACGTCTGTCTTGAGGTATACTTGCCCTCACGTGGAACGTGCTTGTTACAGCATGTCAATCTCGGTGCCTGTACACTCGACAATCTACAAGAGGCTTTCGTTACAGGTATGTCCGAGTTGTGCGATCTCCATGGGAGGACAGGTGTTGGAGAATCTGGAGAATACCTTACCCCAGACAATGACAGACAAGTGGGGCTTGGAGTGCTCGGTCTTGCAAACTTCCTCAGAAGATACAACATCACGTACGAGAAATTCGGAGAGGCACTCCGCTTGGTAAACCTTGGCCACTCGGCAAGTAACGAAGCAGGCTGTGCCGCTTGGGCACTAAACAATGCAATCTTTGAAGCAGCTCAGATTGCAAGAGAAAACAATATGGTAAGGGCGTTCGCTATTGCACCCACTGCCAGTTGCAGCTATCGCAGTAGAGACCTAGACGGCTTTACATGCACACCCGAGATAGCACCACCAATAGCAAGACAGGTTGACAGAGATTCCGGCGAGTTCGGAGTAGAGAGAGTCAACTATGGAGACGTTGAGATAGCAAGTGAAGTAGGATGGGACGCATACAAGCGTGTAGCAGACGAAATCATGACGATGCTCGATAGGACAGGATTGCTTCATGGCTACAGCTTCAACAGCTGGAGCGACATGATTAGATATGATGAAGCATTTATAGAGGAGTGGCTTGGAAGTCCACAGACCTCTTTGTACTATTCATTACAAGTTATGGGCGATGTCCAAGATAAGTCTGATGCTTATGCAGCACTTGGAGATACTGACATACAGGATTATTTGGATGGTATTCTTGATAACAAAATCGAATGTGACTGCCAACAATGAACCCTTATACAAAATTATTAGAAAGAAAAAGAACATGGACTCCCGTAAAACCCACCAAAGGGGAGGTAAGATCTGGTGCTGAAGAAACCATCAAGCGTGCTCTCGCAATACGTCATATGGAGCTACCAGTTGGAGAATTTATTTCACAAGGCTTGGACAAAGAAGTCCCGGAAGCAGCGAGGACACTTCTTGAGTCAAACGTTAAAGATGAGATCAAGCATGATCTCGCTCTGGGCTTCATTGTTGAATCCCATGGGGCTGATCCTATTGCTGAAATCGAGGCGATAAAGTTAAGAGATGCTTGGATACAACACCCTGACCACACTATACTCAAAGCTCTCGTTGCAGAGCGAGCTATATTCTTTGTTCTATTACCTATGTTTCGCTTTCTTGGTGATGCTGCTCTTAGAACAGTATCAGCTGATATTTCCAGAGATGAACAAATACACGTTGCGACTAATAGTCTCGTATGTCGTGAGCTGGGTCTTGTTCCTAGCAATTCTTTGGATAAGCTTCGGAAAGCAACTATCGCATGGGTACTAAACCCCTTAAAAACTTCACCGGATAAATATTTAGACAAATCATTTTGGCTGGATGCGAGCGACCGGCTGATGTATGAAGGCAAAGCACCACAGTTTGCCGACACAAAAGCAGCTCGCATGCCAGCGTTCTTTGAACATGCAAACACCAACCTCCCTCAATACGCTTAGTTTCCATTCAGAGAAACTCGAGAAGTTAGTAGAGGATTTGGAATCCAAGTTCGCTTGGTATCCTGTCCACCCCAAGGAGGATATAGCCTCCATTATGTATCGCTCCGGACAATGGGAAGTGGTACAATATGTAAAATCTATTTTAGAAGAATAAAATGTGTATTAGTTTTGGTAGAAGATCACCTACCCCAGTATCAACACCAGCACCTATCCAGCCTAGACAGCCTGATTTAGTAACAGCTTCTAAGCTACCTAGTAGAAAAGAATTACTAGACCCAGATGACACAGCAGGCGTTGAGTACGGTACATCTGCAAAGAAAGATGACGCACGTGGAACAGCTAAGAGAACAGGTACAGATGCTCTTAAAATCAATATCAACACCGGTGCAGGCGGTGGAGGTCAGTCTGGAGGACTAAATGTATAAGGCTAAGGCAAGATACTCTCAGCTTACGTCAGGTAGAACTCAGTTCTTAGACATGGCTGAAGAGTGTTCTCAACTTACCTTACCTTATCTAGTCACTCAAGATGACAACTACAAAGGCAAACGAACTCTACTCCAACCCTACCAGTCAGTAGGAGCAAAGGCAGTGGTGACACTTGCAGCAAAACTTATGCTAGCAATACTACCACCACAGACAGCCTTCTTCAAACTACAGGTAAGAGATGATAAACTAGGTGAAACACTAGATCCTATGATGCGTAGTGAGTTAGACCTATCCTTCTCTAAGATTGAGAGATTGATTATGGACTACATCGCTGCATCGAGTGACCGTGTGGTCGTACACCAAGCCTTGAAACACCTGATCGTATCGGGCAATGCTTTGATATTCATGGGCAAGGATGGTTTGAAACACTATCCTCTACAACGATACGTAGTAGAAAGAGATGGTAACGGTAATGTTATAGAAATCATTACTAAAGAATCAGTAAGTCGTAAGGTTTTGGGCATAGCACCCCCTCCTAACGATAAGCCAAATGGCGAATATGGTGCTACAGAAGACGACGCTGAGGTATACACCTGTGTTAAGATGGACGAGAGCAGCGGTAACTGGAGATGGCATCAAGAAGTGGACGACATGATCCTAGAAGGTAGCCAGAGCACAGCACCGAAGAACGCCTCGCCATGGTTAGTGCTTCGATTCAATACAGTAGACGGAGAGGATTACGGACGTGGTAGAGTAGAAGAGTTCATCGGGGATCTAAGGAGTCTCGATGGGTTATCTCAAGCTCTAGTAGAAGGAGCAAGTGTGGCAAGTAAAGTTGTCTTTCTTGTGTCACCATCTGCTACAACCAAGCCCGGAACACTTGCCAAAGCTGGTAACGGAGCTATCATACAGGGTAGACCAGAAGACGTAGGAGTCGTGCAAGTCGGTAAGACAGCAGACTTTGCTACAGCTGCAAACATGGCAGCAACTATAGAGAGAAGAATACTCGAAGCTTTCTTGGTTATGAATATCAGGAACGCAGAAAGAGTTACAGCTGAAGAGGTACGCCTTACACAGCTAGAGCTAGAGCAATCCCTTGGCGGACTGTTCAGCTTGTTAACGGTAGAGTTCTTAGTACCCTATCTTAACAGAACTCTGTTAATACTACAGAGATCAAACCAGATACCCAGACTACCCAAAGATGTCGTAAGACCAAAGATTGTAGCTGGTATCAACAGTCTAGGCAGAGGACAAGACAATGAATCCTTGACTAGATTTATAGCAACTATTGCACAGACACTTGGCCCAGAAGCTTTGGTTAAATTTATAGATCCAAGCGAAGCTATCAAACGATTAGCAGCGGCACAGGGTATCGACGTACTAAATCTTGTACGTACAGCAGAACAACTAGAACAGCTCAAAGATCAGACAGTACAAGATCAGACTAACAAGTCACTTGTAGATCAGGCGGGTCAGCTTGCTGGTACACCACTCATGGATCCTAGCAGAAACCCTGACCTAGCAGATCAAGCAGCAGCTGTGCTAGGTAACATACAACCACCAGAAGAGTAAATGGCAGAAACATTATCATACCAACCAGAGACTACAACTGAAACTGTATCTGATAATCTTACATCAGAAGAGCAAGAAAACCTTGCTGTCGGTGAAAAACTACAGGCAGATCAGGAGCAACTACTGGCTGGTAAATATAAAAACGCACAAGAATTAGAAAAAGCCTACGTAGAGCTACAAAAGAAACTTGGTGATAACAAGGAGGAAGAAACAGAACAAGCAAGTGCAGAGGAGCAACCCGAGGATAAGCCACAACTGTCTGAGGGTGCTACACTAATTACAGATGCTAGCAAAGAATACTTTGAGAATGGTAATCAATTATCACCAGAGACTCTTGCTAAGTTCTCTTCTTTATCTAGCCAAGATCTTATCAAAGCCTACATGGAGGTGCAATCTAATCCTGAGTTCCAAGCTCAGGCAGCACAACCAGTTGATATAACTGAGTCTCAGATCAATCAGATCAAGAACGCAGCAGGCGGTGAGAAACAGTATGCTAATATAGTAAACTGGGCTAAAACAAATCTACCAGAAGATCAGATAAATGCGTTTGATGAGGTAGTCAATACAGGCAGCGTACAAGCTATACAACTAGCTGTGTCTGGATTGAAAGCTGAGTACGATAACGCAAATGGAGTTGAAGGTAGAATGGTAACAGGTAAAACTGCCCCCAACAACGGGGATGTCTTTCGTAGTCAAGCGGAACTTGTCCGTGCTATGTCAGACGCAAGGTATGATAACGACCCTGCCTACAGGCAAGATGTTATCGAAAAACTAGACAGATCAGATTTGGAGTTCTAACTATGCCCGGACATTACGGAAAAGCTATGCCAAAAGGCAAAAAGAAAATGACAGCAGCAGAAAAGAAAAAGATGCTTGCTAAACTCAAGAAGAAAAAGTAATGGCTAAGAAGATAAAGCCGGGAAAAGGAGGATCTCCCGGCCAGCCTTACCAAGCACCAAAAGAAGATCCAAACAACCCCTACGTTCCAGCTCCTAGAAAGGCAAAGAAGGTAGATTATTTTAAGAAAGACAACAACAACGTAGTATAATGACACACCACAACCACGAAAATCAGAAATGGCATCCAGCAGAGGAGCTTAACGGAAGACTAGCTATGATAGGTATAGTCGCAGCTTTACTCAACTACGCTTGGACAGGGCAAATCATACCCGGTATTTGGTAATGCCTAAGCCAGCTGGTAAGAAGAAGTATTCTGCCGGTCAAATGAAGATCGCCAGAGTAGCACCACCCCGAGATAAGATCACAGGAGCTGACTTCAAGAAACTTAGAAATGGCAAAAAGAAAACGAAAGGGAGTAAGCCTGTCTCTCGGAAGAGGTGAGAAGAGTCGCAAAGGCGGCCTGACAGCGAAGGGAAGAGCCAAGTACAATCGTGCCACTGGCTCTAATCTCAAAGCTCCACAGCCCGGAGGAGGGGCTAGAAAGAGGTCATTTTGTGCTCGCATGTCTGGCATGAAAGGCCCACTCAAAAAACCAAACGGCAAGCCTACAAGAAAGGCTCTTGCCTTACGTAGATGGAAATGCTAATGAAAACATTTCACGAGCCTGATGAAAAAGGCAGAATGAAGATCACCGAATCAACAGGTAGTAAGAAACCAATCAAGATGGCCAAGCTTCCTCACACACCACCAATGGAAAAGATAGTCCTACCTAACGGAAAGATTATTAACTCACCTCTTCGTTTCAAATCTGAGAAACAGAGAGCTGATGAACTGGAAGCTTTTTCAAAAAACTTTAAGTATAGAGGAAACTAATGGCACACAAGAAAGGATCAAAATGTGGCTGCAAGCATGGAGGTAAGAAACGCTAATGGCAAAACTATGTCCACGTGGTAAAGCAGCTGCCAAAAGAAAGTTCAAGGTCTACCCCTCTGCATACGCAAACGCATATGCTGTTAAGGTATGTAAGGGTCAGGTCAAGGTAGGTGGCGTAAAACGCACATCACCCGGTTACACTAAAAAGAAAAGAAGATGAGCTTACGTAGATGGTTCCAAGAGAAATGGGTTGACACCAAAACTGGTAAGCCCTGTGGCAGACAG